TCACGACACGCCCCGCAGATATGCCGCATTGGCCTCGACCAGCGCGGCCCAGTCGTCACCAGCCGGATACAGGCCGCCGGGTGCGTGCAACTGTCCCCACGCCAGCCCGTGCGCCTCCATGATGCGGGACCGGACCCAGCGCCATGTGGCTTTCTGCCTGCTGCCCCATGTCAGCAGTGTGACCTGATCGGTATCTGCCGTGCCTGCATAATCCCACAGCAGCAGGCAGTGACCGCCCGCGCTACCCGGTACCGGGTCTCCATGGTCGGCGGGGCTGTCCGTGTCCCACACGGGCGGCAGGTTGCCGTCCTGGTCCTCCCACATATCTGCCGCGGCAAGCTGCACGCCCAGATAGGCGGCGGACAGGCCAGCGGTGATGTTGCGGATTCCATTCAGGTCGCCCGGATCGGCGCTGCCCCAGCACGGATACAGGGTCTGATCGGTCAGGGCGCATCCGTCGCGGGAAGCCGATGTCAGCACGTCAACCTCCACGCCGCCGTTGTCCGTGTTCGGGTTGCCCGGCACGTAGCCGGTAGACTGGCTGTAGAACCGGATGACCGCCTCTGTGGTGATGCCTGCCACGTCAAAGCCGGACAGGGCTGCCGTGGCGTGAAGGTGGTTGCCGATGCCAGCCGCCGTGCAGTCCCCCAGCGCATCATTGCCCAGCATGGCCGGGTGCGGGTCTATGTGGTCGCGGATCAGGCGTGGCGGGGCCTGCCGGGCGCAGAACCCGCGCATGACGGATAGATGCGGCTGGCCGGGACGGTGTTCAGCCGGGCGGCAGCCGAGTAAGCGTTTTTTCATTTCGTATTGTCCGATGGGTCGGGCGCAGGAGGCTAGAGCATTTCCTGTGCATATTTGATGCGTCGACATGCCGCTTCGAAATATACCGGCTCGCATTCCACGCCGACGAATGGATGACCCGCCCTTACGGCGGCAATCCCCGTCGAACCACCGCCCATATACGGGTCAAGGATTAGTCCGCCCTTGGGAACGCGGGCCTGCTCAATGCACCACGCCATGAGGTCAACCGGCTTTTGCGTGGGGTGGATGCGACGTTGAGCACTTGAATTGTGGGATATTTCCTGCTGTGTCTCATAGCCTGAAGCCATGCAAATCCCACTCCAAAGATAACGAAAAATCCTCATGGGTTTCCCGGGAGCATTGATCCAGGCTGCCTCTCCATCGCCCTGATCCCGGCGGGTCCCTGTTGGGTTCTTGTCCCAACACAGAAATTGTCCGGGCGGAAGCCTGTCTGAAAACTTATGAGCGCCCCAAAAAAGGGTGATATCTGCCATATGAAGAAATGGAGTAGGGTCAAAAGGACCATCGTCTCCAATGATCTTTGTCGGATAAAGATTTGTTTTCGGCTGGATAAATCCGCTTTTTCCCGGCCTCTTCCTTGCCTTGGTCACGACATTTGTTTTCAGCTTTTGCCCATATGGCGGATCGGAAATAATCGCAGCAGGACGTGGAAGCTCTGGCACGTCCTGCCATTTGCCGAGATACAGGGTGGCAAGCCCTATGCGTTCAATGTGCATATCGTTTCATTCATTTAGGTCAGAAGGGTCAGGCGCAGGCGGCCCAAGCGTGTCGTCAATCTGCCGTTCACGCCGGGATTCCCGCCACGCAGCGATACCGAAAGCCAGCACCTGCGAGAACGCCGCACCGGTCAGGAACAGGCCCAGACCGGCGAGCGTGTGGGTGGTCATCCCTGCGAAGCCGCGAAGACGGCGATTTTCCCGATGGCCGCATTCGGGTCGGCGGATGCAGCACGCAGGCGCGGCCCGGACATGTCCACCATGGCCTTGAGCAGGTCGATCAGGGTTTCCGCTGCCCCCGCCGCCGTCTTGGCCTCGGACACAACGCTGCTGGACAGGTCAGTCGCCGTGCCGGTAATGACGGAAATGATGAGCGTGTCCACCTTCTCCACATCGGCAAGGATGCTGTCGAACGCTGCCTTCACGCTGGCGCTGTCATAGCTGACGGACGTGCTGGACCCGGCGGCGGTCTGGAATGCGGCCAGTGCGGATTTCAGCGATGCGATGACGGTATTGGCCAGTGCAAGATTGGCCGTGCCCATCGCGGACGCCACGAACGACACGTTGACGGCGGTGCTGCCAAAGGACAGGATCGCGTTGCCGTAGTCCACGACCTCGGCCACGTTCAGGGTGACGGTGGTGGTCGTGCCAGACTTCGAGACCGTGCAGGCGCAAAGCGCAACAGCGGCAACGAGTGCGGATGAGGTGCGCAGGAAAGCACGACGTGTGGGGTTTTGCATGGCAGGCTCCATAAAAAAAACCGCCTTGCGGGCGGCTAGAAATGTTTTGTTGTATTTTGTTCACTTCAGTTTCAGGATGGCCATAATCCTGAAACGTCACGATGTTTGTCTGTCTGTGCGGGCTGGGTTTTGCCGCAGCCTCTGACTGGCCTGACCCGCACCTCAGGAGTAAGGAACGACAGCGGGAATGGGCAGGGACAACTCGTCTTCCCGGTCGCAGAGGTCTCTGCCCAGCCTGTCGTGGCATTCTGTTTTTCAGTACGACTTTCCCATGCCAAAGAACCGGCGACCGCCATCGGTGGCGACGAAGTTTACACGCTGGGTCATGGACCAGTTTTCCAGTCTTGATATGAAAATAGTCCACCCGCGCCACAACGCCGCAGGAAACCGGCGTTTTTCGTGTGATGTAGGTGGACCAGTTTACAGACCGGCATGTCGGGCTATGTAAGGCTGATCGGAAAGCGAATTATAAAATTTGTTCTAATTGCGTGACGAAGCCAGCATCTTTACCCATTCAGACTGATGGTTCTGTGGGCAGTCCGAACAATTGCAACGGCCTTCTTGGGAGCAGGGGAAGGCCGTACGCAGTTCCATCAGTCAGGCGTAGGCTGTTGCCGTTCTGATCATCAGCAGCAGCCTACGTCTTTATTTTTATAAAACTTTCAGTGCGCAGGCTGACCAGGCACGACCGGGTGCGGGGCCTCGGCCCTGGCGGACGCAACCGTGGCGGCCACTGTTGCCGGCTTCGCCTCGATCGCGGTTTTCAGGTCAGCAACGCCGCCCACGATCTTCGTGACGGCGGCATCCACACCGGCAAGGTCGAGGTTCGGGGCCGCGCGCGCGACAATCACGGGGATCAGCAGCTGCAGCACGGTGCCGGCCAGCTGGATGTCCGCCTGCGTGGTGGCCGTGTCACGCTTACCCAGAACAGTTTCGAGCAGGCCTTCCGGCGCGGGGATGGCGGTGCTGGTGGTGGTATCTTCGGCCATGTCTGGCGTCTCCATATGAAAAAACCGCCTCGGGGGCGGTTGGGGTATCCGGGATGATTGAATCGGGCCAGCCAGTCAGATCGGCGGGGAAGCGCGCGCCGGTGGCCTGCCCGGCCGGGTGGAACCGGGTGGCACATCAAGGCGCTGCTCAACTTCCTTGCGTGGAACCGTTGCGGGGACCATCGCGGCCTTTTTGCCCGGCTGGTAGGCGGGCAGGTTCCAGCCGCGCGCCTGGGCAATGGCGGTGACGATGGTCCAGACCAGCACCCATTTCGACGTGGGGTCAGGCGGCCGCCAGAACCGCGCGATCAGGGCGCAGGTCGAGATCAGGAACGACACGATGACCACGATGTCACCGGCATACTGCGCGGGGAGCATCGACAGGACATCCTGCAGGAGGGAGACAGGATCCATATCAGGCCTCAACGACAGGCTGTGACGGGGCAGGCGCCGCGTGCAGCGCCTGGTCGATCTGGGCCAGGCCGAGATGACCCGGCCCGTTCTCCACTGTTGCGATCCCCGCGATCAGCGCCCGCTGGGTGGCCGGGTCGCGCAGGTCCAGCACGGTATCGGGCTGCACGCCCATATGGCTGCACAGGGCGTAAATATAGGCCCCGGTGGGGTTCTCGCTGGGGGGCGCATAGACGGATATGATGGCGGACACCGTGGTCAGCCCCCGCTCACCATAGCGCAGCAGCTGGTCGCGCAGCGCGCGGATGCCATCCGCCATGGTGGGGAAGGCGGCAAAGCGGGGGCAGGGCACGCCGGTTTCCAGATGCGCGCCGGGCTGTCCCACATAGTCCAGGTTGCCCGGATTGTTGTTGCGGATGCCGCGCGGGAGCTTTTCGTTCATGTGGTCATGTTCCCTGTTCGGAGCATTGCCCGCGGTCATGGATGTCCGCCGTGCAGGAGATGCGTGACCCAGTCGCAGAAGGGCGGATAGGCGAACAGGGCGGCCGCCACGGTGCCGATGACGGTGATCAGGCCGACGGTCGCGGCCCCGATCATCTTGATGGCCTTCATGCCGCCGATCAACTGGCCCATACATGCGCGCATCTCGGTCGACAGGGTACGGACCTCGACCCGCAGGGCGCGCAGGTCCGTCTCGGTTGATTCGACCTTGGTCTCGACACGGACAAGCCGGTCACGCAGCTGGGGGTCTTCACCGAACCCCAGCACTCTCCACAGAATGAACATCAGATTTCCAGGCAATAAAAAACCGCCTCAAGGGCGGTCGGGCAGGCGCAGGTTGTGCGGAGTGAATCAGGCCGTCGTGGCGGCAGGCGGCGTGTAGATGCTGCCGACCGGATATTTGCCGTCCGCATCCAGTGCGAAAGCCAGACCGGCAGGCGCTGTAACACCGTCCAGACCTGTCAGCATCTGGGTTGCGATGACTTCTCCCGCAGGCAAAAGCGTCACAACCGCTGGTGTCACGGTGGTACCAGACTGGTCCGTGTAGCTGGCTGGCTGCGCAGTCAGCGCCGTGGTGCGGTAAAGGATGTAGTTCTGTGCCGTATCGGCCATGGGGCAGGGTCTCCGGTCAGGTTGCAGCGGGAGGAGGCGGCAGCACCGCGCTGGTGGCATCCGCGCCGTCACGGATGGCCAGCAGCGCCTTCTGGTAGGCAATCCATTCGGCGGGAACGGTTTCACCAAGCGCGCCGTATTCGTTCCAGACATGCCGCCTGGCATCCGCCAGAGCGCGGCGTGCATGCATGGAAAGCGGGATCACATGGACGTGGCGCACGATCACGCCATCCTCACCGATGCGGTGCGACAGATGGCGTGGCAGGCTGGCCCAGTCTTCCGGCGTGACAGGGTGCATGCCGGATGCGGGCGGCACATGCGCGACGGATGACAGCGCCCATGTGTCATGCCAGCCCGTCACCCGTCGTGTTGCAGGGTCATACTGGGCGTAATAGCGGGCGGGGAAAGCCTGCTGGCGTTCAGGTTGTGCATTGATGTTCATTTCAGGCCGCTCCAAATGCAAAGACCCATACGCCAGCGCCATGGGTGCTGGCCTCGCCGCCTGCGGTCGCGTTCACGTTCACTTCAAAGCCGGTTTCGGTCACGGTTCCGGTCACGATATTGATCCATGCCGAAAGATTGGTGGTGAATTCGGACGTTGCGGTCACGAATACCGACGGCACGGCTGAAAAGGATTCAGGAAACGTGATCTTGAAGTTCGTGCCCATAACGCTGTCTATGTAATAGATCAGCATCTTCTGGCCGTTGATCGTCGTTCTGGTGCCGCCAGATATGGAGGACTGCACGCCATACAGCAGCCCCAACCACACATCGGATGAACCGTTATTGTAACAGAAGGACGGTCCCGCCGCGCCCTGGATCAGGGCCTTGCCATCATACATTCCCGTCCCGACGCCATAGGCCCCGGATACGCGGGCGTTTACGTTGGTCGTGAGCGCGGCATCAGCTGCTGCACGGGTGGCAGCTTCGGTGGTCAGGTTGGTCTGGACTGTTGTTACGTCCACGTAATTCGCGATCGGGGCATAAACATCATCCGTCCCGTTATTGTAAACGCCAACCGGACGTCCTGTCGTGGCCTGCTGATACAGACCCAGCATCTGATAATCGCCAGAGCTTTTTCCATAGATGCCCGAGACACGGTTGCTGACATCAGCCGTCAGCGTTGCGATCTGGCTGGAACGGGTCGCGGATTCAGCCGCAAGGCTGGAGGCGGCAGTGGCGGCAGATGTCGCAATCAGTGACTGGATCGCCGCCAGCACCTGCCCATTATTCGATTTGTCCAGCGTAGCGCCGGCTACCTGGGCGATGGCTGCCAGCTCTTCCTGGACCATGTTGAGCCACCAGTAGCGTACACGCGTTGGGGCACCACCACTGGTTGAGCCGCCCGTAAAGAATCCGGGCGTGCCAATGCTATCCGTTGGCAGTGCGGGTAGGGTGGCCACTGCTGTAGTATCATCGATCCGATAGACCATAAGGCAAATTATCCATAGGCAAAGAAAACTGTGGTCCGAGCCGGTTTTCGCGACTGGATTTCACACTCCAGAACAGCATTGCCCCATTCGGCCAGGGGCTCATCGGCAAAGGAGATGTCGGCCGAGAAGTAATCGACCGTGACGGCAGGGGCGTTGACCCGCCACGTATAGGCCCAGAACGGGTCATAGACGGGCTCATCCGCACACAGGAAGTCAGCCCGGGCCGGCGCGAATTCTGTTATGGTAATGTCGTAACCAAGGTTGGCCGCAAACTCGATGAAGTAGGCGGCCGATGCCCCGCCGCCATCTGTCAGGCGCGCCACGACCTGAGCGCGCTGCTGCTCGATCGTGGGGTCGGTGCCAGCACAGGCATCAGGCAGGCCGAGGGAAGCCTGCCATTCCGGCAGGAGTTCGACCGTCGTGGCGGGGAAGGCATCGATCAGCAGGTTGGCATCACGCTGGGCCAGGCGTGCCAGCGTGGGCATGAGGCACCGTATTGCAGCCGCCTGATTGGAGCCGGGATCGCGCGACCAGATTGGCCCCGTAGGCAGATGCCGCTGGAAAGCCGCTAGAAAGTCATCAGCCGAATAGGTCATTGATAGGTCGGCTCTGCTGCGGTTGGGAGATGACCGACGGGCACTGTGATGCTGCCGACAGGGGCCAGCACGCTAAATGCCGGGATATCCGGGATTGCGTTGAGGGCACCTGCAATCTGGGAGCCCTGCACGGTGGTGCCGAAGGGCGTGCCGATGCGCAGGAACAGGTCAGCCAGCGCGGCCTCGATCGAGGCCTTCATGGCATCATCAATGCTGCCTAGTCCCGTCAGGATGATCTCGATCGGGTAAGGCTGGGGCGCTACGGCGATCACGATATCGGTGACTGGCTTTTCCGACTGGATGGTATTGGCCACGGTCAATAGATCCTGCGTGGCGGCCGTGTAGCGCGGGTCCGTGGAGGATGTGCCGTTCGTGCCGAGTGGGAAGCCCCCGTTGCTCTCGTTGGTATCGTCCATCATCACATAGACGGGCACCGTGGCGTCACCGAACAGTCCGGGCGCGCCACACCAGGCGCGGGTCACGCCAGGCACATCAAGTGCCCAGCTGACATAATCAACCTCGGACCCGCCCTGCGCAGGGCTGGCATAGCGGGTAAGGTAACGGCTTTTGAATGCATCTTCCGTTTCCTGATCGGCTCCGGATGTGACGATCGAGGCAACCGTGCCGGAACTGTTGATGCCGTCAATCGGGGAGGCGATCCCAATGGTGGTACCGGCTGCCAGATTATAGGCAGACCCGGTGCCCTGGGCAGTGGCCTGTACGGTCAGTGTGCCGGTCGCATTGACCTTGGCATCGGCCGTGGTGGCAAACGAGAGGTTGCCATCCGTGGTCACGACGGTGCCGACGGGTAGGTCCGTGCCGACAACACCAGTGAACGCCAAGGCTACGACAGCCGATGTCGCGTCCTTGCGGAAAATGCCTTTCAGCGCCCCCCAGAGCATCGCATATTCGCCCGTGGCACCGGAAGGGGTGGACTGCCGGGCAATATAGTCCTGATAGCCGTAATGCTCGTAGGACACGGCCGCGATGGCGTAGCTGAGGATGAGGAGGACAGAGGGGTCCAGAAGGGGATCAGCTGACTGTAGCCCCCCGTCCTGCACATCCTGCTGCGCACGGTCGATGAGCTGGGTCAGTGTCGGGCGTGCATAGGGCATATCAGGGCACCTGCCACAGCCATGAATACTGGCTGGTAGAGCCGTCCGGTCGGGTCAGGGCTACAACAATGGCGGCTGTATCGTTGGTTGCCATCCCGACGCGGATGCTGATGGATTTGACGTAGCCCGCTGTCTGCAGGGGTTGCAGGGCATCTGTGGCGATGGAGCGGATGCGCTGCAGCAGTTGGGCACGATTGGCGATCTTGGACCGGTTCAGGGTCCACAGCAGGGAACCGATGGGCTGCGTGCGGTAGGTATCCGCCCACCAGCCGCGCCGGTCGGTTCCCGTGTAGTCAGGCGGGGCTACGCGGTCCGTGAACAAGCAGATCAGGACCATGTTCTTGAGCATGTCCATACCTGACGGCGTGCGGGCGATGGAGCCATTTTCTATGGCCCAGTCACCGCGTCCGTTGGCTGTGTCCCATACGATCTCGATATCGCCGCCGCTGTTGGTGGTCTCCGTGACCGAAACCATGCGACCTCTAGGATTGGGGTTTTTCCGTATTGCTTCCGCCGCTCTGCACCCCACCATGGAGATGCTCGAGGAAGCCGATGCCCCCGATGGTTGCGTCGTCCGACACTTCCAGCGGGCCATTGATGACCGTTTTACCGTTCAGGGTAATGGGCTGGCCTGACTGGGGCGTGACTGAAATGCCGTTGCCGTTGGTCAGGAGAACCTGATTGCCTGCCATATCGAACAGGCAGACCTGCCCGTTCTTGAGACCCTTCGGCCGGGATGCCTTATGAATTGAGCGGATCACGACCCCATTCGAGGCATCCCCTGACACGTTGAGGACAATGGCGTCGCTGCCGACTGGCAGCACGGCCGAAAACCCATAGTCCTGGATGATCGGCACGCCGTCGCGGATAGCCGTGCCATTGATGGTGACCTGGCCCGTCTGGACGGTTCCTGTATCGTCGGGCGGTGTGGATATGCGCCCGATCTGGAACAGCCCCTGCAGGCGCCGGAACAGCCGGTCAGCGTAGGAATGTGCCATCAGCTTTCCTTTCCTGCGCCGCCGGGCAGCGCCGCCGCGACCTGCCAGTCGATGGCCTGCAGGACATTGGGCTCGGGCTCGTATGCCGCAGGCGGCATCAGGATCATGTGGGCATGCGTGCCGTCCTCACCTCGGGAGAACTCGACTTCCCCGATGACCAGCGTCTGGTTGACGATCTTGAGCGAGGGAATATGGACGGGCAGCAGATAGTTGGGGGTCCACAGCATGCCTGAACTGTCGCGCCAGCAGTCCACCATGACCTCCACGGCCTGTGACTGGCCGATGCGCCGCGCCTTCTCCCAGTTTAGGCGCTGCATGGCGATGGGCTGGCCATTCTGGGTCTGCTCGGAAATGATCGCGCGGGGCCGGTAACGGGGCACGGTCGTGTCCTGGACATGTCCGACGTCGCCCTGTGTGCCAATCTGGGAGAACTGGTCGACCGATTGCACGAAGGCGATGTAGTCAGAGAATCGCCCGTCCATGGAGAATGTGGCGTCAGCATCCTCGAGATTGACGCCCTCCACCACGCCCGATGCCATTGCGTGCTGCCCGACCCGGGAAAGGACGATATTGCCATCCGCACCCTCGTAGCACAGGATCCCGGCCCATCGGCTTACACGGTCGATGATGTCCCATGGCGTTTCGCCCAGATTGATGTTGAACTGCGGGACCGCACCCTTGAGGGAAATGTCTCCCTGCACAGTGACATCGATGCCGAATGTTGCGGCGAGTGGGCGGATGATGCCATCGGCCTGCAGTTCTGATCCGCCAATGGCCATGCCGGGCAGGATGGCAGAGCAGTCCACCAGATCCTGCCCCTGGCCACGGCCCGTTATGAACATCTGATGCGCGCTGCCCGAAACTTTCAGACGCACCCGATCCACGTAGCCTGTGATGACGGGGTCATCTCCCAGCAGGATGCGCATGTCAGCGCCCGGCTGGACCGCGATGCTAGATGGATCAAGGGGAGAGCGATCCGTGGCCACGACCTCGAAGTCGCGGGGCATGTGTTCGACACCGCAACTGACGCGCTGTTCCGTCCATCCCGAATAAGACCGTCCCCCGACGACCAGACGGAGCTGATTGGGATCATGATGCCGCCTGCGTGTCGTGGCGTGCATGACGGTTGTGGTCATGATTGGAGCGCCTCGAAACTGGTGGGCATGAATGACGGGTGGACGGGGTCAGCCCTGCTGATCAGGTCATCAGCCCGCGTTGCATCCCCGTAGAGCCGGTAGGCCATGGGCAGGGCGCTATCGGGGGCAGGGGTGGTGACGGTGACCAGCACCGCCAGCTGCGCGCCGCGCGATGTGATGTCGATGATGACAGCCGTGCGCAGGGCACGCAGCGCCTGATAGGTTGCATCCTGATAGGCATCAGCTGCCGCGAGGATCTCAGTATCGAATGCCTGGGCGACCTGTGCCCGGACGCTCAGCGCATCATCATACGAGGAGGGCTCATATTCGGCACAGGCATTGGCGAGCGATATGAGGGCACAGCGCCGGAGCGTCTGCCCCATGGCACTGACCAGCGTTGCGATGGCAGCACCCACGGGCGCCGTGGAGGGTTGTGTCGACGGTGTCCAGCCTGTCAGCGAGAGCAGGAGGCGGATGGCGTCTGCCGGATCCGCGCACGCAGTACGCAGGGCCTCGGTCAGTGCCTGGACTGCGGCGCAATAGCCATTGTCAGTTGCAGTGGTCACAGATTTCCAGCCAGCTGGGTTATGAGTGCGCCGGCATTGGCGATGCCTGTACGCGCTGTGATGACGCGACCGATGGCCTGCTCTGGCGTGCTGACACCTGTCAGGAGGGTCGTGCGGTTGCCGTTGGCATACCGGCCATAATTGCCAGACAGGCCTGTCACAGCCGACAGCACCAGACCCGGATCTGATCCCAGGGCCGCGACTTCCCCGGATATGGAACCGGACGCCGCTATACCGGCTGTTACCACGTCAACACCTTCGGTCAGGGCGGACCCGACACCTGATAGAAAATCGGCCGTAATGGCTGCTGTTGCGCCCGATGCAGCAGCCGTAACCGCTGACTGGGTATCCGTAGATCCTGATGGATAGACAGGGTCCGCGCTTTCAATGAACTCCATGCGCAGCCCGACGGCCCGGCCCCGGTCAACACGCTGTTCGGTCGTAATCGGCCCGACCAGACAGACTGCCCGTGACCCAAGGGTGGGATGGTACAGGATACCAGGGCCGGGCTGCTCGGCCGCTGCCAGAAGCGCCTGTTCCTGCTGGTAGCAGTCGTCGCCTACGACAAAACCATAGAACGAATAGCCCCTCACGCCCCGCCCAAGATCCTCGACCCAGACCTCGTTGCGGTAGGGATATTCGTGGACTGTCGTGCGGCGCCCCATATGGGTTTCAGAGCGTTCCACCGCAAAAGGGATGCCGCGCCATGATGCAGGCTGGAGCTGTTCCAGCCATGACAGGAGCAGTTCTTCAACGATCATGGTACGGTCCCGGTGACATTGCTACGCACGACGCGGGTGCTGCCCGTTGGGTCAGTGACCTTGGCGCGAGTCCCCGGTGCTGCTGAAACTTCGACCCGGTGCACCGTATCCTGCGCACGGCTACCCGCCATGGTCGATGAACCGGAAGATGGGGAGCCAGACAGGGAAGAGACCTGCATGGGCGGACCCGATGCCGCTGGTGAGCGCATGAAATCTGCCTGGATAGACTGGGCCAGCGCGCCCCTACGGTAGGCTTCTCCGGCGCGGTCCGCTGGCCGCTCGTAATACAGTGAGGCAGCCGCACCCGCTTCGCGCCCGCTATCCTGCATGGCGATGTGCTGCCCTGCTACACGTTCAGCCCCCTGCCGCAACTCATAATCAACAGCCTGCAGCTGCTGGGCATAGGACATGCGAATGAGGGCAGTGCCGAAATGTTTCTCGATGGCTGCCTGACGGTCAGGATGCCACTGGGCAATGCCGTTCGCACGGCCGCCGTCTCCGACAGCTTTTTCGTTCAGTCCGCTTTCTTGCCGCAGGTTGGCCACGATGCCAGCGGCCTGCGCGGGGCTCCATCCCTGGCCCACGAAGTAGCGCATGGCTTCATTGGTGCGTTGGGTGGTCTCGGCACTGGGCAGGCCGCCCGAGGCAGGTCCGGCTGCCCGCATTCCGCTAGTGCCGCCAATACGGTCAAGCGCGCCCTCCATCCGGTCCAGAACCGGAGAGATGTAACTCCATGCAGCGGAAAAGGCGCTCTTGATGCCGTCCCACATGCCGGAGAACAGCTTCTCGATCCCTGACCAGTGCTTCCAGAGTTCGTAGGCAGCAAGGCCGAGCGTTCCTACGGCTACTACGCAGCCCGCGACAGCGGCACCGACAGGCGTCAGTAGCAAGGGAGCAAAAGACAGGCCCAGCCGACCGATGGCCAGACCGACCGAGGCGAGAGGGCCGACAATGCCTGCCACGAATTTGAAGCCCATCAGGAGCAGCAGATCGCGGATAGCATTTGCGGGGCCACCAAGCAGATGGGTCAGGGATTCAATCCGGCTGCCCCATTGCTGCATTTTCTGCCCGACTGCGTCCCAGTCGATCCCGCGCAGCCAGTTGGCAAAGCGCTGGACACCATCCCCGAGCGCATTGATGCCCTCGGTTACTTTGGGGTTGGTGGCGATCCAGTCTGCAAGCTGGGTCAGGAGCGGGCCGAGTATGGGGGCCAGCTTTTCCGATATACGGTTGCCAAAGCCGTCCACCGCCAGCGTCAGGCGTGTCTGGGCTTCGCGGAAGGTATTGGCTGCCTGTGCTGTCTGGGGCGTGATATGCAGGTAGCGATCGGCCGCCTGCTGGTATTCGCGGATGCCGGCCGCGCCCCGGCGCAGGAACGGCAGCATAGCCGCAGCAGATCCACCGAACAGGGTTGAAGCCGCCTGTGCCTGTGCATATGGATCCTTGAGCGAGGCAATTTTGTCGGCCAGTTCCGGTAGTACGTCCGTGACGCTGCGGGCCTGTGTTGCGTTCTTGCGGAATGCCACGCCCAGCGTGTTCATCATGACTACGGCCCCGGCATTCCTGCCGCCGACCGCGTCATAGAGGTTCTGGCCGAGCGCACCCAGCCCGTTGGTCAGGGCCTCGCCAGAAGAACCAGCCATCTGGGCCGCGCCCTGCAGGTTGCCCAGCGCCTGGGCGGTGATGCCCATGTTGCGCGAGACGTTGCCCAGTTCGGTGCCCCAGTTGGACCAGGCCGAAATCATGCGGTACATGCCACCCAGCGTGGCAGCACCGGAAATGGCACCAAGTGGGGCGATGATGGCAGACAGCCGCTGGAAGGCATCGCGCGCGCTGCGGCCGACATTGCCCAGTGCCCTCGCCACGCCGGAAACGCCGGTCGTGCGCATGAGGCGAGTGACGGCGCCTCCCAGTTTCCGGAAGGGGGCTAGAGAGCGGGTCGCATTCTGATTGATGCGGTTCAGCGTTTTCGACAGGTTGTCGACAGCTGAAATGGTGACGGCGTAGCCGCTCATGGCACTCTACCTGAAAACGGAGTTACTGCTGCGCGCGCGCCGCTTCCTTGGCCTGCCGGTTGGCCTCCCGGCAGGCTTCCACAATCTGCGACCCGGTCATGCGCCAGAAGGCTTCGGGGTCGCAGCCGTAATGCTTGGCGAGATCCCAGGTCAGCTGGCGCCAGTTTGACGGCCAGCCATGGAAAAAACCTCGATTGCCCGGGCCGCCTTCATCACTATGGTGACGGGGAAGCGGTGCACGTTCGGGGAAGGCACGCCCGTGACCAGACTGACGAGCGCCATCTGGTATTTGAGCTGGGAGGCCGGCCCTTGCGAGTTGCGCAGATGGCTGTTGGCCTTGATCGCCTCGCCCGCTGTCGGCTCGCGCAGGGACAGGGACGTATATTCGATGTTCCCGACCGTGACCGGTGCGGGAAAGACGAACTCCGTCTCCGATTCATCAAGCTCGAAGCCCTCGACCTCGGCTGCGATCACATCCGAAAGCCGCTCCGCCCCGGTGAGCATGATGGAAAGCGGGATGTCATTGACCGCGGACTCTGCCAGGCCAGAAGCCTTGGCCACCAGATCACGGGCAAAGATTGCCGAGGATTCAGGGTTGGTGCCCGATTCAATCGCGCGCCAAGCCATGAACATCTTCTGGGCTTCGGGTTCGGCCAGCACCAGTTCATGGATCTCGCCGCCAGCATGGCGCAGGGGCGGATCGAGGGGAATGATGATGGGGTGCATCAGGTGCTGCTCTCCATGACCGGGCCTTCGAACTTGACCTCGAAGGTGCCTTCGGCCGTGTTCACGGCCCCGACCTCGGTTGCAATCAGGTAGGAACCGGCAACGATCTTGCCGCTGGCGAGGATGGCGATCACCGATACGGGGCCGATATTGACGATGTTGGCCTGGGACATTGTGGCGGAATCGCGCAGGGTGGCCGAGATGAACCCGGCCTTGATGTTTTCCGTCCACCCCTGCAGGCCGCTCTGGCCCACAAGATATTCCCGTTTGACGGTGGTGGCGTCGTAAGTCAGTTCGCTCGCGACATCGACGGCAACGCCGTTGATCTCGAGACTGGCGACGCCCGCGCGCGCGTTCTGCGGTGAGGGCGTGCCGCTATACAGGTCGACCATCTGTTATCCGGGAATGAAGTTGATCTTCATCGCGATTACCCGCAGCTGACCCACCAGGTTGAAGGGCAGCAGCAGCGCGACGGTGCCATTGCCCAGGTTCTGGGCGCTGGCAGCAGCCTTGAAGGCGGAGTAATTCTGGGCGTTCCCATCGTCGCAATACTGCTTGTAGCGCGCGATGGCGGATGCCAGGACAGTCTGGCTGGTGACCAGATTGGAGCCGCCGGGGATGTTGGTCCCGTCAGCGACCAGCTTCTTGCGGGCGTAAATGGCCCCCAGCCAGTCATCCATGTCCCGGATGAGGGCGACGAGGCTGTACGGGGTTTCGACGTTCAGCCAGGTCGTATCAGCGCCGCCGGCCGCATCCTTCTGATAGAAGGTGATGGCGCGGTCGATGACCACCTGCCCGGCGGCGTTGACGGTAAAGGTACTGATGCCGTCATACAGCAGGGTGTTGCGTTCCGAGATGTCGAAACGGCTGGCCAGCGGGGGCGCCTTGACCGGGATGATTAGGTTCTGCAGCGGCAGGCCCGGATCGGCGCGCAGGCTGACCGCTGCGGCCCCAGCATAGGCTGCTGCCCACAGCCATGCGGGATCGGGCGAATCATCGAAGCCCATGCCCGTGCCCTGGTATTCGTTCCGGGCCGTGCCAGCGGTGCCGAGGGTACCGACGGTGCCGCGCAGGGCACAGAAGAACCCGCCATAGAGCATTTGGCTCCATGACCAGCGGCCCGTGGTATCGTTGAGGAACGCGACGAGCACATCCAGCGAGGCCTCGTCCGTGTAGGGCATGACGATAAAGTCATACGTCTGCTCGCCCAGATTGAGCAGAGTGACCGACAGGGCCGTATCCGGGTTCTGCGTGCCGCCCGACATGGGGGTGAAGGTCAGCGTCAGGCCGGCGGGGATGTTCTCGCCACCGGCGCTGCCCAGATAGGCGGCGCGCAGGTCGATCTCGTTGCCGCACGGCCCCTTGTTCAGGGCGGTGATGGTGATCGGGATGGCCCCGTCAGCATTGGCTACGCCGGCGGTAGCCGAGACCATAATGTCCTGCGTTGTATTGATGGCCGTGACGATCGCGGTGGCGATGTCGGCCAGCGCCATGCCCAGCGTCACGCCGACGGCGATGTAGGTGCCCCCGATGTAGAGCGGGATCGTGCCGCTGGCGGTCAGGGCGCCGGAAACCGTCACGGTGCCGGTGGCAACGGCGGCGGCCGGGTCATCGGCCTGCGGTGCAATCCAGACCTCACCAAATGAATCGGCTGTCAGGTAGCGGGCATACATCAGTTCCGCGATGGAGCCAGCCCCCAGGCTCTGGCGGGCGTCCGACAGGCCTGTTGCCAGGAAAGGCACATTTGCCTCGGCATTGCCGCTGTTGAGCTTCTGGCCAAGGATCAGGGTCCGCAGGTTCTGGCTGCCGCCCTGATTCTGGGGATCGATCTCGGCAAAAATACCGTGGGTGCGCTGGCTGGTCGGGTAGTTGTTGAAGGTGATCGAACTGCTCATGCATGCACCTGTTCAGCTGGTGTTGCGGGAACAGGCTGCGGCGTTGCTGCCTGCGATGCGGCCGGGACAGCCGCAGGGGCCGTTTTGGTGGCATCCCCGGCGCGCAGGCGACGCTGCCAGTAGAAGGAAGATGGGATGCCATTACGGTCGGGTACTTCGACGCCGCCGGCCGGGATCACGGCATGCGTGATCGGGTCGCGGATCTGGAGACCCGCAGCAGGATAAAGGCGCATGTTTTCCTGAATTATTTCTGGAGATTGTCCGCGACGAAGGTGGCAAAGGGATCGCCGCTTGTCTGATCGGTGATGCTGGCCTTGATTTCATCCAGTGGTGTGGTCTGGATCTGGAAGCCTTCGGCGTCGGTTATGGTCACATCAATGGAGAAATCGAACTGCCACCACAGGCGTGCCCGGTTCGGGTCACCCACAATGCCGCCCCGCGCATAGCGAAAGCCCTGGGCGGCATTGATGTCGTCCGGGCGCCAGTTGAGGATAGCTGAGAAAAGACTGGTTTTCACGTCGCTCACGGCTATCGTCGCGGCCCCCTGTCCCCTGCGGTCGGTGCTGTTATCCAGCAGGCACATGACCATAAATGTTTCGGTCACGACCTGCTGCAGACCGGTTAGTTTGAGATTCGGGCCGGGCTCGTCATCCAGCGGCACAACATAGCCGCAGGGGCATTCCATCCATGCCTGATCCTGGGCAAGGGCATATTCAGCCGCTCCTGCTACTCTACCGCCGAAGACGGGAGCATTTGTCCGGATCTGGCTGATGATCGTATCGATATTCATGAATTATATTACTCGACGTAGTAATCGCAGCATGCGGCGACAAAAACATCAATGAGCAGAAATGATCACCGCCTGTGATGTTCGTGCAATAGCCATTTTACCACCAGCACGCTAAAGGGATTACCTTCCAAGAAAAGGATCATACTGGCATGGCTAATACTGGACTGATCGAAGACCTTCCCAAGTCACTGGAAAAGGCCGTCGCACAGAACGTGAAACCCGGAGAAACCGTCCTGGTGAAAATATGCGGTGCTGCAAAAGAAGCGTTGATCTGCACCGATTCCAGAGTTCTGATTATCAAAACCGGGCTTATGACAGGGCATCTGTTCGGTTCAAACGTATTCCAGTTGAACTATTCGAATATCGCGTCAGCCGAGGTCAAATATAAGCTACTCACTGGATACTTCGAGATATCTGCCGGTGGCGTTCAGAACTCCAATATGAGTTACTGGTCACAGGATGATGCGACAAACCCGGCCAAAGCGCCGAACTGCGTATCGCTCACGGGCAAAGAGATGGCCAATTCGTTCCGTGAGGCGTCGCAACTCATCATGCAGAAAATCGCTGAGGCAAAGGCTCCGCCTCCGGCACATGCAACGTCGAATGCCGCGTCTCCAGAGACATCGAGCAGTTCGTCCGACTTGGTCTCCCAACTCGAACAGTTGGCCAAACTTAAAGAGGCCGGCGTCCTGTCCCAAGAGGAATTTGATGCGGCCAAACGGAAACTGATCGCAGGTTGAAATCACGCAGATGGTTTTTCCAACTTGATCCCCAACTGGACTGCGCGGCGGATGCGTGGACCCAGCGATGCCTGCCGCTGTGACAGGGCAATTTCGAGAAACGGCCGGGCTGTGAGAACCCGTGATTTCCCGACGCCCTGATTGCCACGGCGATAGGTGCGTCCGCTGATCTGCGTGCCTTTGGTCGAACGTCCGCCCGCGCCGCCTGAACTGCTTCGACCGCCACCATGGGCACCGGCCTCGAGGAACAGCGCATAAAATGCCGTGTCGCGGATGGAAACCCCTTCGCCAGAGCGGAACGGTCGCACCTTGATCGATCGGGCCAGCGTGCCGGTGATCTTGGCCGGGACCTGTCCGGGTGCGGATGCCCGGTATTTCCCCGCCTTGTATCCACCACGATATGGGCCAGCGGATCCGCCGGGGCCATAGTAAAGCCTGCCGCCACCCGAACTCTGCCGCAGCAGGGTCCGGGCCGTGGCCGCGACCTCATTGCCCGCCTGGCGGAACGTGCGGGCGAGGGTCTTTTTGTCAAAGACCAGCAGGTCTGCCGAAAGCGTGACCTTCATCCGGATGCCGGGCATGGACATCAGCTGTTTTTCTCTTCCTCACATTCCACGATCACGAAGCGCTTCCGGCCATCAATCTCCTTGATCCGGCGCACACGGAAAATTTCTGTGCGCGTCGTGCCGTCATCCAGAATGGTCGACCGCGTGATGGCATAGGCGTTGGGCAGGGAGTTCTGCCAGCGCATGTAGATGCGGTGCGTGACGGGGGTATCGACCTGCTCGCTACCGCCAGCGGTGCCCCAGAACGTCAGGGCACCGACGGGCTGCACATCGGCACGTACTGTCCTGATCGGCACGCAGGTCTCCACGACGCCGGTGCTGTCGGGATCTGGTGTCTGGACGCGCTGCACGATTTGCACGGGCCAGCGTAGCCTGCCCAGCGGGAAGGATTGCGGTTCAGGCATCGGGATCCCCGAAGGCGTACAGGCGGTAGGGCCAGAGCAGGTTTTTTACGGCGTCCGGCATGTCGCCCCCATCATCGCCGCGATGCTCGTAAAGGAAGGTCGCCATCATCAGGATGGCCAGCTGGATCGGGACGGGAACGGACGTCCCGTCATTCCCGTAGCCCGCTATAAACTCGATCGAGATGTGATCTGAAGGCAGCGTAGCTACGCCGGCATGCAGGCGCACCCGGCCGGGGTCCGTCATCAGATCTGCGGAATACTGATCTGCTGACAGGATGGTATCAGTCTTGCCCCATTCGCCCACCGAGATGGAATTGATCGCCTGCACCGGGGCGCGGGGTAACTCGATGGGACGCTGGAACAGCATCGAATAGGGCATCCACATCGGGAAAATGTAGGCTGTGAACGGGACCAGCGGGAACTGGTTGATAGGCGCCTGATGCGCCATCACCCAGCGCAGTGTCTGGGTGATCAGGACGCGTCCGAGGAACTGCTCCACCGCCTGGCGGGCACCGGTCAGATACAGACCCAGCAGGGTGTTGTCGTAGTCGTAATCGATGCGGGCATGTTCCTGCAGCACCTGCAGCGAGACAGGTTCAGCCGCCGGTGGCGAGATGACCGAGACGGTGGAGTACATGCGCGTCCCTTATCAGGCAGTGGCTGCAGGGGCGGCCGGTGCGGATTTGGCGGGAGCCTTTGCCGCGACCGGAGCCGGTTCGGTGGCAGGTGCTTCGGCCGGGGGCGGCGCTTCTTCCGGTGCAGGTGCCTCCATCGCCGCGCGCGCATGAGCGCTGTGCACCGTATGCGCGGTGTCCAGGCCAGCGGCGGCGGGATCCACAGCGGTCTGCTGCGGCCCCCGGACATGATGGCGGGACGTGCCCGGCACCGTGCTGTCCGCCATGGCCTCCAGATCGGGGGCGCGCGACAGCGCCCCCCTGGTAGTGGGATCGACTTCCAGCGGCTTCATGCCGACAATCTGCTCGACCGTGCGGTAGGGCGTATCCATATCAGCCCTTCCGCACTACGCCGCGCGCCGGCATTTTGTGGGACGCATCGGCCGCCGGACGGCGGCCATCGTTGACGATGACCCCCACGCCGAGCTTGACCAGCATGGCGGCACGGGCCGGAGAAAATCCAGCCTCGACACCACGGTTGTAGCACTGCCACGAGCGGGTGAACCGCACGGTCTGTTCGCCTGATATCTGCATGGTTTTTCCTTACGCGATGCCGGCTTCGGTGCCGCCCGGCGCAACCGCCGAGCCGTTGCCGGGGTTGTTGGAACCGGTGGGCGGGGTACCCCAGGTGCTGGCTGCAGCCGAGCCGGTGCCGCTGGGCGCCTGCACGTAGTAGGCAGCGCCGCCGTTGGGCGTGTAGCCGGTGGGTGCCCAGCCCGGTACGGTGGCCACGGCAAGCGAGGCCTGATGGCGCAGCCCGAAATCGTGTTCGCTGATCACGCGGAAAACCGTCTGGTCACGACGGAATGCGCTGACCTGCGCGCCGCTCGTGTCCTGATAGACGGCTACGTCGGACGCATCGATGTAGATCTCGTACGTATCCGCGATCACCACATCCTTCATGTCGGCCATGAAGATGTAGGCCCCGTTGTTCACGGGGGCGGCCGTGGTGCCGGTGTTCAGGTTGGAGGGCAGCTGCTGGCTGATCTTGAGCGGATGGCCCATCAGGTGCGGATCATCACCGGACAGCTCATCGCGGAAGACGAAGTTGCCCACGCCGTCGCGCAGCGTCATGAGATACATTTTCACCGACGGCGTGGTGATCCACGTCGGCCGGATCATCATGCTCATGCCGTTCTCGAGCAGCAGCAGCATGCCCTGCAGCACGGAAACGACGGCTGTCAGGATGGCCTGGTTGTCGGTGCTGCTGTCGCCGGTGGCGGCGGGCAGGGCGGTCGCGATGATCTTGTTGGCCGCTGCCGCCTGGTTGAGCATGCCGATCGGGCTGTTGCCCGTGCCATCGCCCGTCAGGAACGCCAGATCCTCGCGGCGCGCCATGGTCTGCAGCAGGTCATCGCGCACCAGCTCTTCCACGCCGATGGGCGAGCGCCGGATCAGGTCATTGCTGACCGGGACCAGGGCGGTGAGCTTCTTGGCGTTGAGCTGCAGGTCATCGAACGATTCCTGCGAGGCGCCCATGTCATCCAGCTCACCCGTGTAGCCTGCGCTGGCGCCGGCCGCGAGACGGGGAATGGTGAGGTTGCCGCCGGGCATGGGGATGGTGGTGGGATCGGAATCACGCACGACGGTGCGCGCACGCAGCAGCTCGATGATCTCGGTGGCAAAGGCCTGTGGGATCAGCGCACCACCGGCGGCCGTGCCCGTGGTATTCAGGGCCTTGGCGACTTCCTTGTCACGGAAACGCTTTTCCACCCATGCCGAGGCTTCGCGCATGCCGCAGGTCTTGGCCTTCAGCTGGCCCAGAATGAAGCGGGCGGCCTTGAAGCCCTTGGGCTCCTGCTGACGGACTGCCGGTTCGAGACGGTAGGCGCCACGGGTTAAGCGGGGGGCGTAGCCGCGCTCCTGGCTGGCCAGCGGATCCTCGGGATCGGCCGCCATCGTCTCGGGCTCGCTCTCGGGGTCCAGCGGGTCGGCGTTTTCGCCTTCGATGTTCAGCAGGGATTCGGCGCGGCCGATACGCTCATCAAGGGCAGCGATTTCACTTTGCAGCTGCGTGATGGCGTCCAGGTCTTCCTGCGGCAGGGTCTGGTCATCAGGCAGCTCGGCTTCCTTGTTGATCAGGGCCTTGATGCTGGCAACCTTCTGGGCGCGCTTGTTCTTCAGTTCGTGAAGTTTGACCAATGATCGCTCCGGTCAATAAAAAAGGCGCCCGAAGGCGCCTTGAATGATCAAGCTGGGAGGAGGCCCGTCCGGGCCGTCACTCGATGGTCAGAGGGTGGACGCCATTGCCTGGCGCGCACGCTTCTGACGGGCGATGCGATTGCGGGCTGCTGCCGCGTCGCGCTCGGCCTTCTCGATGTCGGGGTTTGCCGCGCGCGTCTGCGCATCGGCATTGTCCGGCAAAGTGGTGGAAGGTTCGGGGGCCGTGCCGGGAGCGCTGCTTTCCGGTTCTTCTTCCAGCAGCGCATCCGGGTTGCAGGGCACCGGGACCAAGCTGAACTCCAGCAGTTCCTGCCGCTTGAAATCCATGGGCATGAAAAAGCTGTCGTCGTCGTTCCGCTCGTTGGAGATGTCGTATTCGAGCGGTCGGAAACCCACGCTGGTGCCCGGAAGGAAACCTTCGGAACTCAGGCGGTAGGCAGCCTCGGCATGCTCGCCCGCGCGCGGGATATCGGCGGGGGCGAACTCGACCGTGGCTTTGAGCACGCCGTCTTCCACGCCAATGTCGATGCAGCGGCCAATCGGGAATTTGTCCTGATTGTGCGCCCACAGCACGACGGGGTTCTTGCGGAAGTTGGTCAGATCCCAGCCATCGACGTCGACGGTATCGCCCTCGCGGTCGGGCGCGCCGGTGCTGATGGTGTAGCGCAGGGTCCGATCCGTAGGCCCTTTCTCTACGCTGCTGACAATGTCCTTGCGGAGCTGGATATTGCCGGGGTGTTCGCCCTTGCGGGCCAGCGCCTTGAAGCGCCTGGTATTCATGAGTTTCGCCATGAAGGCGCATTTCCCATCAGGTCTGGGCAGCGGGGTCCGGTGCGGTGATGCGGGCCGGATCGTCGACTGCGGGCGCGGTGGAGGCCGCGCCGGTATTGAGGGGCACGCGGTATTCATCCCCACGCGGATAGGGGTTCATGCCTTCACGGGCACGCCATTCGTTGGCGCTGATCAGCCCCGAATTGACGGCGGCCACACCGGCCGTGACACGGGACTGCATGTCGCCACGCAGCAGCTCGTCGAAGTTGAAGCGTACCCGTAGCCGCGCCTTTTCTTCCGCGAACACCAGCCGGCTGTGGATCTGCTCCTCAGCCTGCCGCGCTTTGGGGATCAGGGCATTGTCGATGTATTCCTGACTGGCGTTCTCGAAATTCGCTATCGTGACCTTGTCGCCACGACCGATCTTGTGGGGCGGGACGCTGAACATGCCGCAGATGTCGACATCTTTCTTTTCCCGCACCTCAAGAAACTGGGCTTCATCGGCTGTCATGCCGATGCGCTCGTATTCCAGCCCTTCCTCGAGCACTGCCGTCTTGCCGGTGTTGTCGACGCCGCCATAGGCATCGCGCCAGCTGCTGGCCATGCGGGCGGCTGCCTCTTTCGAGAGGGACTTGGCCGTTTTCAGTACGCCCTGGATCTGCGCCCCGTTGCGGAACAGGGTGGCGCCGTGCCGCTGGGCGGCAATGGCCAGGCCGATTGCTTCGGGGCAGGCCATGATGGGCGAAATGCCCATATAGCCATCCAGCGTGAAGCCGCGCAGGTGGATCATGTCATCTTGGTGGAGGCGGATACCTTCGCCCACCAGTGGGTGGCTGATGTTGTAGAACAGCCACCCCCGGGGCGACATGAGCACCGACACACGGTCGGGCATGATCGGGATCAGCGAACGCGGCCGCCCGTTCTGCCCGCGCACGATGGCCACGTAGGAATTGCCCCGCATGCACAGGCACAGCGTAACGTAGAACCAGAACTGGTAGGGAGTCTGCCAGCGGTTGGGATACGCCAGCAGCACGGCTAGGGGGTGCGTGGTAGTGACGGTGGCGCCGCGTCCATTGGGCAGGATCTCCTGAACCTGCAGCGGGATCTTGGCCAGATCCTCGGATATGCGGTTCACGCAGGAAAATACGGCCGAGGCCTGCATGGCGGTGAACGGGGTGACAGGCAGCCCCGTGGCGGATGGGAGCGCGCCGAGGCCAGCAGAGAGCCAGGACGGGTAGGAGCCGGATGCAAAGCTGTCCGCCTTGGTGCGCACAGGCATTCCGATGCGCGGCTCCTTGCGCTCGATTTCCCGGTGAGGGGAAAAGAGTGTCGGCAGTAGGGCCATTACAGGACCATGATTCCCCGTTCTTCGTAGATCGAGCCGCCCTCATCCACCAGTAGGCGGGAGCGCCCCATGATAAGGGCAACCGGGCCGTCGATCTTGTTCTTGCCTTCGGCCTTGCGCGGATAGACCTGGTCCTTGGCATCCACGCGCGCCTCGACGTTGGACATCATCCACGTCATGGGATGGGTGGGCGCGCAGCCATGGACAATCAGGCCAGCGTCAATTTCGGCATCCACCTGTTTCATGGGCTCGGAATAATTCCGGGTGTTCTGATCGAACTGGATGACGTTCGCCCCCTTTTTCATGAGCCGGGTGACCAGATAGGTGGCTTGCGAAGGATCGAAGACGATCTCATCGATGACGAACTGCTGGCGGAGCAGATCGATGTCCGCCTCGATGCGCTCGTAATCGATGATCTCCCCATCGGTCACGATCAGGGAAGGGGGGCAGCCTTCGGTGCCGTAGGCCCAGCCTTGATAGTATTCGGCGCCGTCTGCGTTCTCAACCGCGGCTTCTGGCAGGTAATAGCGCCCGAAGGTGGCAATGCGCCCGTCGGGCAGCGGGACCAGCATCTGCAGGGCTGCGATGTCTTTCTTGGATGCGAGATCCAGAGCGAGGACGGCGCGACGGCCATGCAGCGCTTCTTCGCTGAAGGCCGGGTCGTAGCAGTTGCCCCAAGACTGCATGTTGAAAAAGGCGTTGCGGGCATTCACCCACAGATTGAGGTGTTTGGTCTTGAACGTCGCCTGCAGGCGAGGATTGCGGATGGCAGCGGTCTGCCGGGCAATCAGGAACTCCTCCTGTACAGAGACCCCGATATTTGGGTTGGCCTTGCGGAGCGCTTCGATCGTGGTCCAGTCGTCTTCTGGATCGATGGTCCACTCGACGAAAAACCGTTCCTCGTCCACGAAGATGCCCTGCAGCATTTTCCGGCTGGTCTGGATCTCGTCGTAGCAGGGGCTGGCGATGTTGGAGCCAGCTGTGGTGATCCCCCACAGGATAGGCTGGTCGCGTGCGCCCATGCCGGTCAGCATGGTGTCCCACAGGTCCGAGGTGTCATGCTCGTGGTATTCATCCACGATAGCACATGACGGGGACGCGCCGTCCCCAGGCTTGCCGATGACAGGCTCGAAGCGGCTGCCCGTGCTAATGACATGCAGATTCGAGGCGTTGACGCCCACCCCATAGAACGACCGGAAATCCGGCGTCTTGAGGGCCATCTCGCGTGCTGGGCGGAACACCTCCCATGCCTGTTTTTTCGATGTGGCGCCGCAATAGACTTCGGCACCCGCCTCATGGTCGGCCGACAGCATGAACAGGCCGACGGGCGCAGAGAGGGCCGACTTTCCATTCTTGCGTGGCACCACGATCAGGACGAGCCTGAACCGCCGCAGTCGGCTGGTCCGGTGGACCCACCCAAAGACGTTCACCAGGATGAAGGACTGCCACGGCTCGAGCCGGATCAGTTCTTTCTTCTGTGCCCATTTGCCCTTGGTGTGGGGCATGAGCTCGGTGAATTCGCACGCGCGTTCGGCCTTGCCCACGTCCAGTTCGTAAGGCCATTCCGGGTCATCGGCTTTGGCGAGATCCGATAGGAAACGGGCGCATGCCAGGCGCACCCACTGGCAGGCATCGATCGTGCCGGATATGACGTCAGAGGCATACTGAATGGATGCATCGACATGGGGCTGGGGCGCTACTTTCGGCTTGCGGAGCTTCTTTACCCGATCTGCTGGAAGGCGTTCTTGTTTTGCTGCCCTTCCGCTCCGACCTTTGACCGGTCGGCCGGTGTCAGGCCGAATTTCGCCAGCCACATTGCTACCCTGCGGTTTGCATCAGCAATGGCGGCGACCTCGGGGCGCATGCGCACCATGGGACCGCTCTTGCCGATTGTCACGTAAGTCTGCGCACCGGCTGCAGCGACCTCGATCTCGCGCATGATGGGCGTCTCATCATCTGCAACGCCGTCCTGCACTTGCGTCACGATGGGGCGCGCGAGGGAGGCGCGTGCTTCCAGTTCATCGGCTACGGCTTCGCACAAGCCCTCAAGCGCAAGACCATCGGCTGTGGTGAGCACGCCCATTCCATCGAGCAGCCGGGCAGCCTTTGTCCAGACCGCCTTTGCCCGTTTTGAAAGGCCGGTAGGCGCCATCGGACGGGCGCGCTTCGGCTTCGGTTCCTTGGGGTTGGCGCGGCATGCCTGGGCGGTGCCTGTCACAACTTTGAGGTGCGTAGGCTTGCGCGGACGGGCCATCCCTTTTTTCCTCCATTATGCACGCGCGTAAAAATGACTAGGTAGCGGTCCACATCAAAAGGAGGGTCGTTTCAGACCCCCCTATGGGGGGATCGTGGTGCATGCGGCTTTTGCCACCATCATCCGGCGGGAGATCCCCGCTGATCCCGCGCCGTGCGCGCGCTGTGGCATGGTTTGCACAGCGGCCGCAGGTTCGACCAGTCAAGACGCAGATCGGGGCGCTCCTTGATGGTGAGGATATGGTCGACCTCGTTCGCCGGTGTCAGCCGACCCTGCTCGTAACAGAACAGGCACAGCGGATGCGCCGCGAGGAAGGCCCGGCGGCATTTCTGCCACCGGCGATCATAGCCCCTCGATGCAGCGGATCCCCGCCACCGGTCATACTGTTGCCGGGGCTGGGCAACCGGCCCGGCAACCCTGTGGCGCGGTGGTGCTGCGGGCATCAGAAATCGCAGCCACCGCCATCGGACCCGCCACCACAGTCGAAGCCGCCGCTATCGCCGCCGCCACCGCTGCTGCTGTAGTCGAACCCGCCACCGCTGGAACCGGCATCGCTACCACTTCCCGCAAAAGGATCAGGCGCCGGGGCAGGCGTGCTGACTTCGCGCTCGATGACCGTGTCATGGTCGCGGCCGCCGAGCATCGACCCGGCAATGCCGCCCAGCAGAGCGCCTTCCATGAAGCCATTGTCAGATCCGCGCGATGCTCCAGTGTTCACGATGACCGGTGCGCTGGGACCGGGGCCTGCATTCATGGAACCGTATCCGCTGGACGCCATCGGACGCGCCGCAGGGACACGAGCCACCGGTGGTGTCTGCGTGGCATTGTCTGCGCTGCGCTGGGCAATCTGAGCATCGTAGTCACGCTTGTTCCGCACCACATCTTCCATGACACCATGGGCAATCTGGTCGTCACGGCTACGCCGGATCCGTTCCATCCGCTCTTCATGTTCCTGCTGGATCTGCAGGTTACGGAGCATGACCTGCCGCTTCGACCAGGACAGCCAGGCGAAGATGGCAATGACAGCGACAATGAACAGCAGGCACACGAACATGAAGCCCGTGCTGATGTGCACATGGTGCGTGGGGTGCATTAAGGATTTCCCGAAATGGATAGGGTCAGACCGAAGAGATCAGCAGCTCGGCCGCCGGTTTCTTTTTCAGCCCGACCGAATAGGTGGTCATGACTTCCTCGATCTGGAAACGACCGAAAATCTGCCGGATTTCCGGCACGTCATTGATCGAGAGGATAAAGCGGCCTTTCAGGCTGCCCAGCAGGTCAGCGATCCGGCCAAAGTCCTCGGGCGAGAAAATGCTCTTCCCGTAATCGTCCTCACATCCCCAGTAAGGCGGATCGAGGTAGAAAAGCGTGCGTGGCCGGTCATACCTGGTGATCAGCTGCTCATAGGGCAGGCATTCGATGACCACGCCGGACAGGCGCTGGTGCACCTCGTCAAGCAGCGGCCCCAGCCTGCCCACATCGAAACGGGCCGATGCGGCAACGGCCACACCAAACGTCCGCGATCGGGGCTGGCCGCCAAACCGCACGCGCTGCAGGTAGAGGAACCGGGCCGCACGCTCCAGATCGGTCAGGCTGTCAGCGTTCATGTCCAGCAGGCGCTGGAACTCATCCCGGCTGGTCAGCTGGTATTTGAGCATGTCCATCAGCGCTTCGTAGTGCCGCTGGAGGATGCGAAACAGGTTCGAGACGTCGCGGGAAACGTCGTTGATCACCTCGCCCTTCGCGCGGAACGGCCTGCGGAGGAAGATGCCGCCCATGCCGATGAAGGGCTCAACGTAGGTGTCATGGGGCACCTTGGCGATGCGCTCGATAACACGGGATGCGAGGTTGCGTTTGCCGCCCAGATAGGGGGCAACAGGCGACACCGGAGTCGCCGGAATTTGTCTATGTGACATTGAAATGATACTCGAACGCCCGTTCCTTCACAGGAACCGGGGCGGGGGTTTCCCGTGCGCAGTGCCAGCTGCGCGGTTTGGTTTGTTGCTAGCAAACCAGCCCTCGCCCCCAAACCTGTGAGGCGAAGGAAACCATCCGACCGGACTAAGTCCGGGCGTGATCGAGCAAAGCACGCCCTATGTCATGGCGTGCCTGCCTACCGAATTAATTATTTGGGTGACGGCGTCAAGCGGTCTGTCAGATATGGCTGCTGCATAATCCCGAATTGTTTCTCTTTGCCATCAGTAAGGCGCAGATTGATACGGATCTGCGCTACCTGCTCGATCGGAGCTTCGCGCAGGGCGCTTTCGATACTGGACAAGACGCTTCGCAACATAATTTCCGGCGCGACCGAATAATAACTCATGGACGTTCTTTCAACGGATATGGCGGGAACGGCGAATTAAGCCCGCGCAATGTCCAGCGGCACCTGGCGGAAATCATCTTCAGGCGTGTCGCGCTCATGGAAGCGGATGTAAGCCTTGGTCGCATCAATGCGGATGCTGTCGGAAATGGCCTGCATCGCGCGCAGCCATTCCTCATCATCAATATTGAGGCGGCGCAGGCTGAGGATCTTGTCCGTGCGGATCTTGCCCTCTTTGCCGACCTCGAAGGCATCCGTCACAATGACGCGCAGGTTCTCGTCCGCGCCCTTGGACCAACGCCCAAGACAGCTATCGATCAGAGACTTCGCGGCCTGCAGTTCCGGGCCAAAGGAAATGGAATCGCCCATCGCGATGGTGAGCTTCTTCAGGCCATCGTAGCTGGTCAGCGTGATGTTGCCCTTCTGGCCGCCGTATGTGGTGCCATACTTCTCGGCAATGAGCGCCAGGACGGTGCGAATGTCCTCAAACGCCTTTAAACGAAACCCACTGAGGGCCTTGCGCAGATCGGCCGCGCCGCCGAACAGCTCGCGCACCAGCTCATCCACCATCAGGTGTTCGGGCTTCACCTTGTCGCGCGGCACGAGGCGCCCGGCGGAATCCTGCATGTAGCCTTCGGGCACCATCATGCGGCCTCCCGCTGAGCACGCCGCATGTTGGCCGCGCATTCCGCCGCGCGGTCGCTGGCCCAGATCTTCACGCCAGGGCGACGGTCACGGCCCGCAATACGACGATAATGCGCGGCGGCACGCTCCCAGACAGTGACATCCGTTGCAGGCTGGCGCGGCTTGCGGCTCGGCTTCATGAGGCTTCCTTGCTTCACAGGTGAGGGGACCGGCGCGCGTGGCGCTACAGGTCCAGAAACTTTCCAGCGCCCGCGCCTTCGCGTGCGTGGCTGTATCGTGTCGTGGTCGCCAGCGATGTGTGGCCCAGCTGCTGCTGCACCACATGCGCCGGCGCGCCGTTGTCCTGCATGTGGCTGGCGTACGCGTGGCGCAGCCAGTGCGCGGAAACCTGCGATGGCAGGCCTGCGCGCTTCGCGGCCCGCTTAACGGAGCGGTGGACCGCATCGACGCTAAGCGGACCGCCATCGTGGCCGGGGACCATCGGCGCTTCAGGCCGACTATCAACACGCAGCGTCACGATCTCCTTCCACACCTTGGCGGGGATCTCGACGGTTCTGTTCTTGCCGCCCTTGCCAAACACATGGGCAACGCCGCCCTGCTGGCGGCGCTTGAGGTCCTTCCACCGGACGGCGCAAAGCTCGGAAATGCGCAGGCCGGTGGCATACAGGACGCGCAGCATGGTGCGCCTGCGCGGGTCCGTTTCCCCATCAATGAGGTCGCGCACCTGTTCCTGCGTAAGGATCCGCTCATGCAGGCTGTCGCGCATCTTCGGCACACGGACGGCAGGCCCCACATCGCGAGGCAGCATTTCCATGGCAGCGCCGTAGGACAGCAGCGACTTGATGGCCATCAGCTTCCGCCGTCGCGTGGCGTCCGCTCCCGTCAGGCTGTCGTACCAGCTTTGCAGGTCGGCCGCCGTCACCTGCGCCAGTGGTTTGCCCACATGCGCAAGGAAGGCGCGGACATCGCTTTCATACGCGCGGCGCGTGTTTGCACCACGGTTGTGAAGCCATGTCTTGATCAGCAGATTGTCGGCCGAGTTCTGAGGGGCTTTTGGGGCCTCATCAGTGGACGGCATGGCGCGGTCTCCGCTAACCATATGATTTCATTATAAAACGGGGTGGTTAAGCCCCCCTGAAATCCGCCAGATAACTGGTGTTATCTTGCGGCTATCAGGCCCCTGCATGGGGTTATCTTGCGGATGCCCGATCTGGCGCTGCCAGATAACTTTGAGTTATCCTTGTGGCTATCGGGTGCGCCAGGCGGCAACGCAGAGCATGGGCTGCGCAGCAATCCATCCCGCGAGAATGAACAGATCGTAGAACCGGATGACAGGCACTGCGCTCAGCGCATGGATCACATCGATCATTCAGCCGTCCACATAGTACGGGGGCCATTTGTTACATTCAGCATAATATCTGCCAGTTTTGTCTCATTTGAGCCCCTTACCAACCCATTGATCTCAAGGTAGATTTTTTAACGGGCCTTAAGGAAAGGAATGAGAAAATGTCGGATGCTGACGCCAAGCAAATTGAAGAATTTCTTATTGCCAGTCGCGAAGCCCCGATTGTGTTTACCGATCACATTCCGTATTTCGGCCATGCCGGTAGTGTCATCGCTGTGACCTTAGCTGCCGGAAAGCCCAGTCAGGAGGGACTACGCCCCTTCCCGGTGGCACATCTCAGAATGCCGGCCCCGACTGCTAAAATACTGATTGAGTCTCTCCAAAAGGCACTGGCGATGATGGAAAAGAGTGGTCAACCCATTAACTGACATTTGCTTGTCGCTATCCCAGTGAAGGCGCACCAACGCGCCGCCCGCGACTGCCCATCATGGGACCAAAGGCCAGTGTCGATTTGACCAGGCCGGCGGGAAGCCGCTCAGTCTGACGGGCGATTTCTTCCCGACGGATGGCGTTTACGATGGTCATCACGACAGCGGGGGGCACGCGGCCTGCAAAACGCTGGGCTTCCCGGCTGACCCACTGGCGATCCCCGCACCGCGCAATCGCGTCATGGAACATGACCTGCGAGGTCAGCGTGCCGATCCCGACATCCGCGCGATGGCGCGGGAACGGGTTCCATTCCAGCGGCACGACCAACAGACGCCGCTTTGTCAGGGTCACGACAATGCCGTGCCGGTTACCGCGCAGGACAATGTCGCCGCGCGACAGGGTCGGCAGCTGTGATTTCATCTGATGGCTCTATGTTGGGAATACCCGAGCGGGCATAAAAAAAGCGTGGTGTCCATTCTCTGGACCCACGCATAGCGATAGTCTGCCACAAATGACTTAAAAGCGGTGACACGTCAACCCTTCCATAATGGTCCAGGCATCCCGTCATAATGTTCCGAAAGCTGCTCCAGAAGAAAGCACAACGCACCTGATGTGTTGCGCTTGTTCTGTTTCAGGCGCGTAGCCATGTCATTGAGGGATAGCCCATCGATCATCAGCAGCACCAGCAACCGCTCACCGCGCGCGCCGATGCGCTGGCGGATGTAATCGCGTCGAGCGGCAGATCCCATGCGCCCGATCATCGCATCATGAATGTCACCGCGCTTTGCGCCGTGTTCCATTTCCGGATCGGTTCCGCCAAGCACAGCAATTTCGTAATCGATTGCCCATGTCTGGGCTGCCGCAACTTCGCCATCGCTGATGGCACGGGTGCGATGCAGCCCATACAGCCCGGCGCACCGACGCCAGACCTCGACAGGGCGGGATTTCTTGGTGATCTCGACATCCACCAGCGCAAGGTCATGGTGGGCGATACGTGTCTCCGACGGACGGAAATCGGGACGGTAGGCGGACTGAGCGGGCGACTGTGCCCGACGGCAGGAAAGGGCGGCGACTGACACGCGAAGCCTTTCAGTAAGCAGGACTCCCGGCGTCATCGTCTCTTTGCGGAACCTGCTGCATCTGGGCATCAGGCAGGATCGATCAGCGGCCAGGAATTGGCCACAATATATCCCCCTTTTGTACACAGGTCAGTAGCCGAGTCGCCAATTCCTGTTTTCCGTCAGTTTTAATGGGTGTGGACTGCCACAGACCGCGAAATAATCCACATGCAGGCTAGGCTGGTACCAGCCGGTTCATCTGCGCCAGCGTGTTTTTCCATGATCGGTAATCCGATGGCGTGCCAGGCGCGATGACAAACCGCGCCGCACGGTCATGCATCAGGCGGATATGCCCCTTGCTGGTCAGGCTGCCGCGCCAGCCTTTGGCACGAGCACGCGCGATCAGTTCGCGCACATGCTTGTGCCGCCTCATGTTCATGCAGCCACGTCCTGCGGCCGGTAGGCATCCAGATAGGCCTCAAGGGTCAGTTCAGGTGGCTTGCCAAGGCTGGCGGCCGTCTGTGCCCATTCCTGCTTGGCGCGGCCGTAGTCGCCCAGTTGCTGCATCAGGTCAGACCATTTGCGCCGGTCTTCGGCCAGATCCGCGCGGGCCTGCTTTTCCCATTCCTGCATGACCGGAGATGGCGGCGGTTCAGGCAGGTCAGCTGCAATCTGGTGTTGGGACCAGGCCGCCTGCACGGGCTTGTCGAAACAGCCTGCGTGCTGGGGAACTTCCCGGTTTTCGTGCATGTCAGCCGTGTGATCGGTTACCGCCTGGACAATCACGGCTTCCGGTATGCCCTGTTGAAGCCATTTACGGACCATGCCGATATGCCGGCGCGTGCTGTAGCTGGGGAAGCCTGCCGCCTCCATCACCGCCTTGACCGTCCGATCGATGGCGCCGCGTTCGATGACGGCATCGGTTTGGGGCAAACCGGTTTCGACAGATTCAGATATAGATGAATTAATATCCTTATCTTTATCTATATCTACGGAAACCGAAGAACCTAGTTTTGAAACCGAACCCCCAGAAACCGAAAACCGATTTGGATTTTGGTTTCGGTTTTCGGTTTCTGCCGGTTGGGTGGCCGGCACAGACACCATCAGCGGCATGTGGCGCTGACGGACGGTGTCCTCGGCTTCCTGTGCGCGGCGGGCGCGTGCCTGCTCCGGTGTTTCCCCTTTGCGTGGGCGGCCACCATTGCCACCATTGATCCGGGCCTTGTAGCCGCGCAGCGTATCGTCCGCAGGAATGGCCCCGGCCGCCTGCGCAGCCTCGAACTGGCGCAGGGCCTCGTCCCGCTCGGCACGCCGCCGCGCACGCTCCTGCCGGCGGATCTCACGTTGCAGCAGATGGGGGCTGTACAGCGCGCCATCATCATCCCGCGCGGCAAAGCCCCATTGCTCGATCATGGGCAGCGTGCGGGCCAGCACGTCCGGGCTTTCGCTTATGAAGGTCGCAACCTCGGCATCCGTCAGCATGTGCGTGCCGCTGCGCAGCACGATCATCCGGTTGGCCTTGAGCGTGTCGATCAGGGAATGCGCCACGCCACGCGCCTCGGCTGGCATGGTGCGGATCATGGACCACGGCGGCACGACCCCGGCGTCGAAATCGGCAACTGTTGGCAGGGTCGTCATGCGTCGCCTTCCTCAGCCTGCGGCGGGCATTCGTGCGGACAGTCCGCGCACCGGGCGCGCAGGCGCTCCAGTTCGGCTGTCGCCAGGCGCAATGCCTGCCGGTTTGCGATCAGGTGGGTGATGATGCCTGTCAGGCCATCAGGCAGTGCATAGATCCGGGTCAGGAACAGGCTCAGGGACGGAAAACTGCTGCCCCGGTCCAGTCGCAGCCCAAACCCACGCCCGAAGTCCAAAGAGATGCCCCGTGGCAGTTTTATTCGTTTGGGCATTGCCTACCTTCATCCACCAGACGGAAAATTTCGTCGCGTAGCTCGTCGCACTCGATCATCAGTTTCATCAGTTCTTCGCCACGCGGGGCGGAGACACCATCCAGCCAGTTGCGCACGGTGCGCGGACTGGTATCGATCCGGCCGGCCAGAAGCTTGGCGCCGTTCCGGATCCGTCCGTACTGGCGCGTCAACACGCCCCGGACCGTGTCGCGGTAAACAGCGGCCGTCATAAAATGAATCTTCTGAGTGCAATTTGACCAATTCTTTCCCACCCGTTTCCTCCATGATCTCTCTCAGCAACAAGTGAGATCAGGACAGGGTAGGAAAGGGGTCTATATGAAGCAGCGCATGTCCCAGCCATCGCGGGTGAGGGACGGGGCATGCGCTGCGCCAGACCTGATGCCACCATCATGCTGACACCTCATTCTGTTCAGGATTGCCCAGGTCCGAAGCCCGTGCAGGGGCCGCGAACACACGCACCGCATGTTCACCGCACCACACACGACGCACACACGCAGGCCTGCCGCAGAACGCGGGCCGCACGCCATGGCGCACGGTCCCCTCAATCCACTGGCAGGTTGCGCCGCTGGTCATGGCGGTGGGTGAACGACGGGTCATCAGGCAGCCGCGCTGACATGCGACCACGATACGCAAGGGAAGCCCTTTTCGTCATAATGCACCGCGCAGACATGACCGGCCTTGAAAAGCTTTCCAAGCTTCGACGAGATGTCTTCCGCAACTGCCTGGGCTATCATGATCAAAAGAGGATCGGCGGGAAGGCGGCCCTTCCAATCGAAATCTACGCCATCATCGGCGATTTTCTGACTATCCAGGCGCAGACCGATCTTGGCCAAGTGCGCGAACATCTGTTCGACCATCCGCTTTTCGCGCTCGATGTCGTAAGCTGCCTTGTCCTGGGCAGTCCCGGTCGGCTTCGCATCAGCTTCGTCAGCAGCCTTCCCCACAGGCGTATCCAGCAACGGTTCATTATCAAGCGTGCCCAGACCGGCGTTGAGGCCGATAACCGGCTCAAATGCACCATCGCCTGCGTCCTGCCCGTTATCGACTGCGGGCTTTGCACCATGGAGGATATAATCCTCGAACGCCGCTGCAGTCTTGATCACGGAATCCACATCGTCATTGATGCAGGTGGCATCAGTGTGCTGGATGGCCATCGACAGGCATTGTGCGCGCCTGTTCTGCACAGCACCCAAGAAGCTAAATCCCTTCGACATGAGGGCAATTTCCTATTCCAAAAGTTGAGGGAAACGGGTCACGCACCGGCTCGACCGCGTAAGCGGGAGCACTCGGTACGTAGGTCTGGCCTGCAGGCGCATGACCGCCCTTACGGGCCGGTCGATTGCTCGACCGGCCCGCTTGGCCCACCATGGTTGTTGCAACGTCATCCATGGAGGATTCGGAAATGGCTGAACTCACGCCGCAGCGTGTCGCCAATAATTTGCAGATGCTTGAAACCGAGGTGCGGTATCTACGCGGTCTGGTTGGAATTTTGCTTGAAGGTGCTCCAGCCCCCATGCGCCAGAAAGCCCTTGAATATGTTAGGTTCATGGAAAACCAGCCGCCCCGTATCACGACGGTCTCGCCGCAACTCGAGAGCGCCACAATACATTCCAGCCGCGTCGCAGCAGATTGGGTTTCCATCCTTCGAAAGGGCTGACCAGCCAAGCTGTTTCGTTTGTCCTTTGAGCAGACATTTCGGCGAAGTCATCGGGACCAGCAGCTATGTCGGGGGATGACATGACGCCATCCCCCGCATCCTCTAGCCTGTCGGCTTTCACACCAGAGACAGGAGAGGATTCATCATGGCGACCGACCCCAACAGGAAACTTACCCGCGAGGGCCTCATCGCCCGCCTGTTCGACGCCTTTGCGCACACCGTCCCTTCTGACAAGGATTCCATGCTCGACCTGCTGTCCGAGATCGCTGAGGCGGTCGACGGACGTAGAGAGCAGCGAAAGCGTCCCGTCCGAAGGCTTTCTGCTGAGGAGCGGGACAAGCGTGCTGCTGAGCGCGTCAAGCGACTGCCTAGCTAACAGTCCATCTTCCAGAAGGGCCGCAATGCCTAGTGCATCCGTAATCCGCAACCGAATGGTCGCCTGCGGATCACTGGGCAGCAGCGATGCCGCCAATGTCAGGATTTCGATGCGGTCGGGAATGCCGGTCATGCTGCCCCCCGGTGCTCTGTAGTTTGAACATGCGCAATCTGCTTGGACTCTGGTCCAAACACCTCGGGGCAGATTTCATGCAAGCTAAGCCCAGACATCTGGGCGATAACTCGGGCATATTTGGGAGGAACTTCTTTCCACCGGATAACGGTCGAATGAAGACGGCCGATGGCCCGCCCGACCTGTGTCGGGCCTCCTGCTGCATTTACGATATCGCGCACGGACAAATGGGACATGGGCATTTTGTGCATCCCGTGCACATTGAGAGTCAAGTCCGATGTGCACGGACGAGGCTGGAAAGGACCAATGCCCTGCCACACGATCTGAGTCGTCAATTCCAGGTCTGTAGATGTACGAACACTTAAAATCTTGGCGAAAACTCAGGGGCTTCTCTCAGGAACAAGTGGGAAGTCTTATGGGAAAAAAACATTCTACGATTGGTCGATGGGAAAAGGGCGAGGTCCCATTCACGCTGGCAGACCTTCAAAAACTGGCTGAAATATACCAAGTTACTCCGGCACAGTTGATGGCCCCTCCCGAAATGGCATCGTTCGTGCAGTCTTTGGATCGTGCCCAGAAAATCATCTCGAACATGACGGATGAGGATCGGGAACGATGGCTATCCATTGGTGAGTCGCTTGCTCACAAAAAGTAGTATGTGCATGAGACGCACATTTTAGTTTGACCTGATCGTGCATCATATGCACATTTCCTCCATCGCCACCCGCGATGGAGGTTTTTGTGTTTACCGATTCTAATTTCCCGGCCGCGTCGGACGCTTGGTCATGAGTGGCGACCTGACCCGCATCGAGCCGCCGGAGAAGGTCATCAGTCTGGACACCATGCGGTGGGAGCCGCTCGGTCCCGGGGCAGCCGTCGTTTTCTCCGCGCAGGATGAAACCCGTGCCCGGGCAATGATCGCGGATATCCAGCGGGACTGTCTGGATGGTGATGGCCCATTCCGGCAGCGCCTGCTGGAACTGCACCGCGTTAGCCGTGCCCTCGACCTGATCCGGCTGATCAGCAAGAATTTTGGCGGGGGCGGCGCGGTCACCGTGCTGGAATTCGTCGAGGTGAAGCGTGCATGGGATGCCCTGCAGGCCTCGGTTCTCGCCGAAAAGATTAAAGAGGCGGGGGACGGCCAATGACCCTTCCGCTGCCCACGATCAACCCCAGCGAGGCGCGGGACCTGCAGACTGCGGTCCTGCGTCGGCAGGAATGCGAACGCCAGCTGCGTCTGGCGCTGTGCACCAACCCCGCTCCCGGCATTGTCCTCACCCACGCCGAACGCTGGCGCATCCGCCGGTGCATGGCGCTGCTGAGCCAGGCCATGGATGCCGAGGACATCGTCACCCACCAGATCGGCTGCCACCGCGTGGCCAGCCACGTACCGAACGACAAGGAAGCTGCGGCATGACCGACATTTTCCGCCCCATGGCGCCGCGCGATCTGGCATCGCGCTCGACCCTGACCAATCAGTCCGTCGCCATGAACCTGCTGCACCAGCACAACCGATTCATGATTGATGCCGAGCAGGCAAAGGCCGAAGGCATTGCGCAGGCTTTCCGTCAGGCCAGCAGTCAGGCCGATGCCCGCTGGATGGACATGGAAAGCCTGCTGCTGCGTGCCGCCCCCATCGACAACGCCAGTGGCGAGATCGAAGCCACCATTTTCGCCGCGCGCCGAAAGGCGGGGAAGGTGCGGACATGATCCATCTGCCCGAACATGTCAGGCACAACCTGCCAACGGCGCAGGAAGTCGGTGCCCATGTGTTGCTGTGCTGCGTGGTGTGGGGATGTCTGGGGCTGATCATTCTGGAGTGTCTGCCATGAAGACAGTCCACACCGGCATGCGCCAGAAGGTGCTGGACGCGCATCGCGACGCCATCCGCTACACCCATGCGCCTGCCGTCCCGGCCACGACCGTGCGCCGCTTCATGCCCGGCCTGAAACGGCAGAGCCACGTCACGCGGATCCTCAACGACCTAGTGCGCAGCGGCATGCTGGCCAAGTCCGGGTATGACGACCGGGGCCAGTTTGTCACGACCTACGGCATGCCCCAGAAAATGGGAGCGCAGCCATGATGCCCCAGCAGCTTGATCTGGTCGATTTTATCGCTGGCATGCCCTGCAGCACCGCACCCATACCGCCGACTGATCCGCGCGATCTGTTGCCGCACCGGCCGGCGGCATGGGAACGGTCGGTCGGCCATTTCCGGGCGCATGAGATCCGCATTGAGGTCTCGCTGTTATGGACCCACGTGGTGGTGGAGCAGCTGCGCGAGGGATCGCGGGGCGACATGCTTTTGCGTGACGGCAGGATCGACCGACGCGACATGATGTGGCCTCCCCGTATGTGGGCAGAACCGTGCCGCCTGATCCTCATGTCTGCTGCTGATGCCGCCGACATCCATGCCCAGTGGTGCCTGGAACTGAGCCATCGTGAATCCAAGACCGCGACATTCCGCTTTGCCGATCGGCCCGACGCCGACCGCAAACATACGTCCCAGCTGCTGCGCGCACTGGAGGAAAAACAGTCATGATCGAAAGTAATACGGATAAACCGATGTATCTCGTGTCAGGCGAAGTATCGGACGAACAGGCATCAGAAATCGCAACCATAATCGCGTTGAACACGTCGAAAAAGATCGGCGTCCATCAGGCAGTACGTGCTATCGGCAGCCCCATCCAGCCATGCGCGGAAGTGGAGACTGCTGCGGTTATAAGGGCTTCGTCTCCGGTAACTCCTACCACCACTAAGGCGGTTAAGCGGGACCTTTTTCCTGTAGGGGTGGATGTGGAGCTTGTCCGCCGTACCGACATGGAGGTGAAGCTTTCCGTGCGGGATAGGCTCGTCAAGGCGACCATGCGAGCTTTGGACGCAAAAACGGGTCATTATCAGACCGTGCAAAATGAGCGCGATGTTCTGAAAGACCAGATCGCGCGCCTGCGTGGCGCTCTATCCTGCGCAAAAGACGCCATAACTTCTGATCTGAACAGCAGCAGCATTGTATGCACGGTTTGGGCCGTACCGGGTGAAACGCTGGTCGATTTTATTGACGCTGCTCTCAACGAAGGGACTGCGGCATGAAGCAGCTTGGAAAATTCAAGCGGATTACGGCTGCAACCATCAAGGCCCGGTGGAAAAAGAAAGCACGCGCCCTCACTCAGCCCCAGCGACAGCAGGCGCTCGATATGTTGCGCGCGGGAAAATCATTAAAGGTCATACAGGAAACGCTGGACGTGGACCTTGATACCGTTCTGGGCATCGTTGAACTGTGCACCGTCAAGACCGTGATTACTTCGCTGAAGGAGGTTGCCCCATGAGCACCATTCCCAGCGAAGTCGTGGAAGCAGGCGCGCGTGCGTTGTGCGAATCATACAATGACCCGCGAGGCCCCGACGCCATGGTCGAGACCATCCGTGGCGGCGCACTGGTGCCCAACTGGCAGAACTATCGCCGGGCTGCCGCCAATGTCTTAATCGCGGCCGCGTACGCGTCCAAAGGACTGAAACCGCATGCCCTGAACGATCAGGCGCATCCGTGCCTGCGCGGTCTCCAGTTCGGGCAGGAGATCTATGACGTGGAAATCTATGGCGACGGCACCGGTCAGTACCTGGGCCAGGTGGTCGAAAGCGGCAGCCCGTGCCGGATTGTATTTCGTGGGCCGCTGGTCAGGGAAGGGAATGTGAAGCTGATCCGTGCGCGCGGCGTGCAGGCATGGATGGCAAAGGAACAGAAGGACGGCACGGCATGAGGGATGCATCACGCCTGCCATATTGGCCGCGTGCCATGAGTGAGGAACTGGCGGCCGCGTATGCCGGCGGTATTAGCGTCACGACGCTGCGGCGAGAAGTGGCCGAAGGCAATGCGCCCAAGCCCCATCATATCTCCGGCCGCCGGGTCGTCTGGTTCATTGAAGAACTGGATGCCTGGATGGACCGGATCAAGGGTCAGGCCGTCTCGGCTAAGCCTGAACAGAAACGGACAACGAATTCATGGACTGCTGCGGCTGCAGCGGCAGGGAAGACCAGTGGCCAACGTCGTTCTACCTTACGTTAATACCTATCAGGCCCGTCGAAAAAAATACGCTTATTACCGTCGAGACGGTGTTCGCCTGCGGATCGCGGGCGAGATCGGTAGCCCCGAGTTTCTGAAGTCCTACCAGGAAATCCATAACCGTTTTGAGCAAAGCGAAAGGCCTCGGCCGGGCATTATTCCCGGCAGCCTGGCCGAACTGATAGCCCGTTATCGGGGAACACCGGAATGGACGCAGCTCAAGCCCAGCACGCGGAAGGACTATGAAAAGTTTCTCCAGCCGCTGGAGGACGATTTCGGTATGGCGCTGGTGTCTGATCTGGATAGGGCAGCCGTAAGGCTGGTCCGCGATCGCTACGCTTTCCGCCCCGGGCGGAAAGAAGGGGATGATCCGATTCCAAGCCCGCGTCGTGCCAACAAGACGGTATCGATGCTTTCGATCCTGATGAGCTATGCCATCGAGATCGGCATGCGTTCCGATAACCCGGCCCTTCGTCCCAAACGGCTCAAGACCGGTCCGGGATATCGCGCATGGACGCGTGAGGAAATTCAGACCTTCCTGCGGGAAAAGCCGCAGTTTCGGCTGCCCCTTCTGCTTGCACTGGGTACGGGGCAACGTGGCATCGACCAGATCGCCATGACCTGGAGCGCATTTGATGGGGACGTGATCGAGGTCGTGCAGGAGAAGACGGGCGCAAAGGTATGGATACCTTGCCATCCCGAACTGAAAATCGTCCTTGAACGGGAGCTGACGCTACGCACTGCGGATACCATCCTGACGTACGCACCGGGCAGGCCATGGGAACTAGGGCAGTTTCAATCCGCTGTCAGTAAGGCAATCCGGTCTGCCGGGCTGAAAGGAATCGTGTGGCATGGCCTGCGGGCAACAGCGGCATCATGGTTGGCGGAAATGGGATGCACGGAACGGGAAATCATGTCGATCACAGGACACACTACGGCCGCATCCGTGAGCGTATATGTGCGTCATGCCGAGCAGAAAACCCGCGCGGTGAATGCCATCGCCAAGCTCTCCAATCGCGCCCTGGAGCAGCGGCAGGAAAAGAGGGGAGTGACTAACATTTCTAAACAGGGGAAAAAAAGTGACTAA